CCATCAATTCCAGTAATAAAATCAAGCGACGCAGCATCCGTTAAACTAGCTTTCCTCTCAATCGGCACCAATCCCGCAATAACAGTATCCCAAATCGGATCAGCAGCTGCGCCTTGCGTCTTCAGAAATTGTCCAGCAGTCCCGGCAGCTAACTCCGTTGGCGTGCCAGTTGCTGCATAATAGAGGATCGACCCCTGCGTAAGATGTGCTAATCTCGCTAATGTAATTTCATTATCCGGCACATTACTCAATAGCGCGAACGACCCCAATCCCGATACATCACCAGCTGCGATTGCTAACAGCGTCTTAGCTTCGGCAACTGTCATTACACCGAGATCGCCACTTGCTTTCCGCCCCAACAGCCTACTAGCGGCAACCGTCAAAACCGTCGGTGTATTATCTGCAACCGCAATCAGAATGCTCTGCGCATCGTAATCACTTTCCATCACAGCGCCAGCAGCATTTACATTCGTGGCATCAGTCACATCTGCCGACGCTTCAATCCCAGCTAATTTCGCGACAGCCGCATCGTCATAGGCATTAGTATCGCTCTCCGCCTCGTAGAGAACCTTTATCTCAGCTCCAGTTAAATCATCCGTAGCTCCAGTCTCAATTCCATCCAGCTTACTCTTATCAGCAGCTGACATAGTTCCGGGCGTACTAACTGTCGCAGCCAACGCATTGACTAAATCAGCACGCGCAACTTTCACACCGCCAGCAGTTGCACCGTCATGCAATCGCAATTCATCAGCTTCCAAATCGACAGTAATCTCGCCTTCCAAACCGACATAAGCATCTGCCAATGCCGTTGTACTGTGGCGATTACGTTGTACGCGTTTTACCATTTACAGATTTCCACAAACTAAGGTATCATTTCACCAGCTAGTATAGCTGTCACATCCAGTAACTTCAAGTGAAATGATTGCGATGTTTCCAATGCTTCAATTCTAACGATTTGATAGATACCGATACTTCCGCCGATATCATAGAAACGAACCGCGCCATCTTCTCGGATTATCATTCCGGTAAACAGCTGATTTTGCCAAGCTTTCTTGCCATCCAGAGTTGGGATAACCGACACATCATAATCTACGTCGGTAAGAAAATCCAATCCCCAGTCTTCGTCACCAGTCTCAGTTAACCAATCTTCATCACCCGAGAGTAGCAACCAATCCTCATTTTCCACATCGATATCGTCATTCATTCCGATAGTGAGATCATATATCTGGCTGGCGATTGCGTTGTCTTGGTTGTTAACCAACCGGAAAAGTCCCACATCTACATACGCGTCGATAGACCCTTGCGTTGGTGTAAAATTCGGGTAGATGTTATAAATATTCGGATAAGCATTTCGATCCCAACTGGATAAATTTAAATTCGTACTCGTCCGCAGGATATCTCCGTCAAATCTTCCAAGTATTTCATGCGTTGTATGACGGATACCGTCGAATTCTGATAAATCTGGCACCGCTTGCACACGATTTACATCATTGAATGCGTTTACGCTACCGTCCTCAGAAAGATACCCAAAATTAAATCCCGCATCACTACCCTCAGCAATATTGATTTCGCCAAATGCGGTATGCGTATGACTGAAAATGCCCCATTCGTCTCTCGGCAAGTAAAGAGCGAACGCATATGTGTATAATCTCGGATTGGCATTTGTCCCAATCGAAACAAAAACCAGTTGTCTATCATGGTTATAATGCATCGTAATTACCGATGGCTTAGTTAAATCCAGCGTCGGCATAAGTTTGCGTGTAAAATACTCACTCATAAGCGGCTGCCATACTACGGGGTGTTTACCCGTAGTAGTTACGAACCCCACCTTGGTTAACCAGATTAAGCTATCTCCCCCGATAGAGCAAATAGCGAATGGATTAATTGGTACATGTGACTCAATATCCATACTTTCATGACGGAAAATCGTCTGCGTGTTAACTAACTGCGATTTCATACTGCCACGATCAGTGATTGTTATGAAACCGTCAGTTACCGATAACACCGCATAAGGGTTCCCACCACTAATTAAAGTGAGAGCTTGTCGCCCAGCCCCGGTATCTATATCGGTGGTTACGTTGGTACCATCAGAAACCGCAGACCAAGCTACATATTCAGTTCCAAGAATGATTAGGCGATCTTCAGACTCAGCTACTGAAACAATGCCCGCCGGATAATCTCCACCAGACTCTAAACTCCACGAATTGGAATTCGGCGCATATCGAAGTAAGCCAACACCTTTCTTTGCAAAGTAATGGATGCCCCCAACTATCGTATGAAACCAAGGCGCAATTGACCCATCATCGGTAAACGTTATCAGTGGATAGTAATAGCCAGCCACACTATCATATGCTAGAACTGCGCCAGCAGTGAAATGGAAGATTTCCCCATCTACTCTGAAAGTGGCATTCCCCTCTGGCTCAGCGATCTTCTGATAGGTAATGAGGTCAGTGCCAAATGCTGAATAAGGCCCCTCAGCGTCGATAAGAAAATTCCGCCCATTGAGAACATTCACTTCCTCAACTTGCCGTGCATCTAACGCAGGCACCAGCCCTTTAAACTGCGTAGTGCTTCGATTAAGAGAACTTACCAATTGAAAAACAACTCCCAGGTTATTTGTTGACTTTCACCATCGTTGATTTGGATTGCCGGGAATGGCCCCGAGTATGAAAAGAGAGCCCCGCTAGTACCAGAAGAAACTGAACAAAGAAAGCAACGACGAAAAGTGGCGCTAAAATTAGCTCCAGAAGCAGTAAAGGTAACGACTTTGCTAAGCGCACGATAAACTCCATTCACTTTTGAGATAGTTGGAAATCCAGTTGCATCACGTGAAATAGCCTCTCGCGCGTATCCGCCGGCGGAGGATAACTCACCTAATACATCAGCGAGTGTATCGGCTTGATCTACACTTGCGCCGCAGAGACCGAGAAAGAAATCAGCCCCCGCAGCTACTGGCGTTGTCAGCCCCCGCATAAGCATTCCAGCGAACGCTTCTTGCCCTTCATCCACGACTGTGTTTTGCACTACAGATTGCGGGTTTCCGAACTTATCAAGTAGCGTAAATCGTCCGCTTAGCATTTTCTACAATCCTGGAATTATCAGTTTCAACCCAAGCTCACTGGCGATACCTGTCAATGAACGTCTACTATCTGATACCAACGCTCCGCACCACATACGAACATCATCAGGCAGTCCAGCTTGCGCTTTCCGTCTTAATGTTCTAGCTTTCTGATATGCAGTAATTGCGCCAGCCGCAGAAGAGAATTCTACTTTTGCGGTTTCAATATACACATACAATACATCATAGCATTTCTCAGCAAGCACATCATCATGAGCAATTGCAATTTTTCGCGCACTTTCAATATCCGATAAGACAAAAGCTTGATTTGTCATCAAATTAGCGTTTATCTCTTGCAACTGTTCAGCATTTGTAGTACATGCTCCCAGTAAGACCGCTATAAATAGAACCTTACTTTTCCTGATTAGATAGCCCCCTCCCAACAGGTACTGTTTATGCGTATTCATAACTTATCTCCTAAGCTGCAACACTGTTAAAGATCAACACCTAAAAATTTACTCATTCCTGAAGATAAAACTCCATCAATTTTTGATAAATTCGCAATATTATACGGTAGGATGGTTGCCGCGCCGCCCGCTGCCACAAGCGGAACAACAGAACGCATGTCTGGTTTAGAAATAAGCCCCCACCGCGTTTGCGGTGCGTATAGCGACCACATTTCCGCCGCACTTAACGGCCTGCTCCACAACATCCACGCAGCCACAGGCACCGTGGCATTCGACGCGCCATTAGGCAGCGAGCCCAGCCATACGTAATTGTTCGTCGGCGTCGTGAAAGTGAGTGTACCACTGCCTATCTGACGACCGTTTTCATACAGTGAGCCCGCACCGCTCGCGTCAAATACGCCCGCCAGCAGCAGCGGCTCGTTGGCCGAGATCGTCGGCGTTACATCAATCACCCCGTCGCCCCAAACACCATGCCGGAAGGGCCCTGTCGTGAAGCGGCCGAGGTGCGGCCCCTTGTTCGTGACTGAATCGCCGAGCGCCATCGCGTAGGTATTAACCGCCGGAACCGCCGTCCACGCCGCCATTGTGTAACCTGCGGTCAGGTCAATCCAGGACGGCAAGGTAACACGGTAGTCCGCTGATGGAATAACGCCAATCGCGGACAACCGGTCTATAGTCGAGTGCGAGTTTGTTCCCGCCGTCGGCTGGCTCGCATTGAAGCCGTTTCCACTGATATCCAACATCAACCCCTGATAGGCGAGGCTGATATTCGGAAACCACGCGCCGACCAGACCCCGTGCCAACGGGTGGGCACGGTTGACCCGAAACGGCGGCGGGGGAAACCTGTTACCTGAAAACTGCATTACGCCAGAACTGCGTTCCGATAGATCGGCTGGACGCTTATTTCATGGTTTCCGCCTGTAGAATTCAGGTTGACGCCCGTGTTGTGAACCACGAATACGACGATATCTGTCGGCAAAACGCCGCCGAAAAGAGAAGCGACCGAGACAGGCGCGAACGGATACGTAGTGTCACTAGCATTGTTCGTTGGGAGAACCGCCGCCAATCGTAATGCGCCGAATTTTATCTGTTCGCTGGTAATGGTCTCGTCGCTGTCCGTGCCGTCTAACACGTCCGGCCATGTCGGCGTGTCGTTGATCGGTGCTGCAACCCATACCTCGATTTTTCGGGCATCGGTCGGGCTGGTGCCTGTTGTGATCTTGCCGGACAGCAACACGTCCTCAACAAAACTCAGCCCGTCGATCTGGTAGGCCGCGGATTCTCGACCCGCAAGCAGGTTCGTGTCGCTCGCAAGCGATGCCAGAGTAATTGTTAATTGTGTGTCAGCCGCCCATTTCTGGCTGATATCGCCTGTCGCCATTACATCGACCTCGCGCGCGCCACGTCGGATTCGCTCGCTTCCAAAATGCCAAGTTCAGCGGGCCGGCTTTTCTGCGTCGCAATCGCCGCGGCCAGATTAGCGCGCGTCGTGGATTGCGCGTTGAAGATGGCCAGCAGGACAGCCCTGACATTGGTGTTTGTCCGCACGTCTATGACATCGCCCAGGCTGAAAATGTCCCGGACAAGCTGCTTCTGCGGATCGGCCAGCGCCGTGAATTCAGTCGGGGCGATCGCATTGTATATCTCCGACCCGCTGAGATAGTCGCGCTCAACATTGCGAGGTAGATTGAATGCCATCGCCGCGTCAGCATTGGACAAGCCTAAATACCCGATGCCCCTCGGATCGACCGTCAGCTCGCTGTTGAGAATCTCGTAATAGTCCAACAAATCACCTCGCAGACACGAAAAACCCGCTACAACGAAACGGATTATATTGAAATTCAATCATTATGTAATTTCTCCCCAACTCATACTTGGACTGAACATAAACTTAGTCGTCGTCAACGCATAACCAACCGGTCGAACAATCGCACCACTTGTACTCGGCGCCGTAACTGTTATCGCTTTTGCCGTCTCTGACAGATAGTACAGCGCACCGGCAGTCAAACCTGAAAGTGTGATAATTCCACGAGTAACAAAATCAGCAGCCGCAGCAGTTCCGACAGTCCCCGCAGCCATTATCAACATAACATCCCCGCCAGTAGCTTCTGCACTGGCATCCGCAGCTGACACTGTTCCGCTACTGTCTACATATCCAAGTTGCCCAATCGTGAAACTCGTAGCGGCTTCCGTCGTTAGATTGGTCGTCTCCTGATTATCCAATTTCCTAGCATACAAATCACCATCTACGATATTAAGCAAGGTCCTAATCTGCGAAACAGTGAGAGCCGCGATATTCCCCGCTGTAATCCGCCCCACTAACGTCTGCTCTGCCACCGTAAGAGCGGCCGGCGTATTATCACCTGTAGCCGCTAGTACAGTATTGGCATTGAAGTCGGCTTCCATAACTGCGCCGGCTGCGTCAACATTAGCAGCATCCGTTACATCAGCGCTTACTTCAATCCCCGCAAGCTTACTAATCTCCGCCGCAGTTGTAAACTTATTCGTCGTTGCGGTATCATCTAAGTCATCTGGGTCCAACACTACCGTGCCAGTCGCCGCATTAACACTGTCTACAGTATTCGCCTCAGCCCCATCCGCAACATTCAACATAGTTCTAACTGTCGCAGCAGCTAGTTCCTCAACTACCCCGGCCCCAGCAGTATCTCGACCCAGCAGTCTTGCAGTTGCTGATACATTCTGTATTTTTGCATAAGTTATCGCCAGGTTATCTACTTGAGAAGTTCCAACTGTATCCAATGCAGCAAGGGCACCCGCATCCGATATGGTTGCAAGGGCCTGAGCTCCAGTGTGGCTTGCTCGCGCACGTAAGTTTGCATCGGTATCGTTAGCGGTAGCTCCAGTTGCAATTCCGTCGAGTTTTGTTCCGTCTGTTGCAATATCCCGTCCATCCACCGTCCCCGATAATGTTATATTAACAATACCAGAAATATTGCCACTATCATCGATAGTTACGGTTGACTCTTGGATTAAATTCCCTGTTGTTCCATTCCATCTAACTACACGATTATCGATTACACTTGCGGGGCCAACTACATCCCCGCTACCTCCACCACCGCCGCCACTTTCTAATGCAGCAATTGCCTGCGCAACTCTCTCAGCAGTCCACAATCTCGCCGTAGTAGCAGTTCCCGCCTCAGCTTCAGCTTGAGAAATTGTACTTGGGTTTACATTCGCACCTGCATCAATCCCATCCAACTTCGTCTTGAGCGTATTCGTGAAATCATTCGCAGATTGCAAGTCCACCACGAAATTCAGCTTACCTGCCGAGAATGTAACCGTTATTCTAGTCTCGGTATTGCTAGCAACCATTGCCCCGATAATTGTTTCGATGTAGTCTTCAAGTACAGCAATCGGGAGTAACTTACTGGCCGGAGTACCGGCAATATCTTCCACCATATACAGGCCTTCTCCGCCTGAAATTGTGATAGCCTCCGATAATGCTGATAGCTTAGTGTCAGCCATTAGATAACGACCGTTTCTTCAAATAAGAGATTGTCGCCACTTTCCAACAAGAGATAATCCCCAGTTTCCAACAACATTGCATCTGCTACACCGTCAAACGAGGGCTCAATCCCCACCAGAATTCCACCAACCACCGTAAGCAGTTGGTCATTAACTGTGACGAACTGGGTTGTAATTCCATTGTAGAGAATGTCCTTAATGATTTGGAAGTTCTCATACACATAACGAAGAAAATCTGCATCTATCTCAGAAGCCGGACTAAAAAATTCTGACTGGATGTCTTTCGCTGATTTAATCGCCACCATTTTTCAATCTATCTGGAATTTGCCCGTGCAATTTACTATTCAAATCGGATAGTTGTGTAATGGCATTTGCTAAATGTGCTTCTGATCTAGCTACTTGAACACCCAATTGTGCATATTTTTCCCCGCAATCACGATGCGATAATTCAATCTCCTTGAACGCAACATCCATCCTCTCGTGCTGTCTGGCGTTTTTTTTAGCTAACTCATCATCCAATGCAGAAATCCTCCTATCTAGCTTATCCGACACATCATCTATCTTCGTATTGAAGAACCGGATAACAGCAAAAACCTGCACTATCATCCCCGTGAAAATCCCCATGATGCCCATAACTTCATTCAGGGAGAATTTCACTGCATCAAACTCACATGGTTTTCAGCGTTTTTTAAATCTTTCTGATATGACTTATATAGAGCGAATGATTTCGGCGCTCTATCGTCATTGTGGTCATTCAGTATTTTCGCGTGAATTCCTTCTGCTAGCACATGACGCCATCCATCCAATAACCAATTCGTAACGAGTGCTCGCGCCGCTTCTTCCGCAGTAGCGCCACCAGATAGAGAAACTGCATATGAATTATCAGGCTGGAGATATAACCAATCTCCCGTATCATTCAATACATCAGCAGCCGTAGTAGGATATCCATGAAAAACCGCAGGACGCTCACCAATTTCATAATAAAGCAATGCAGGCTGAAATATATAGTATGCGATATCTATCTCATCATCAACTGCCGCACCTTCAAATACATAATAATTCCCGGCACCATAATAGTAATAATCCTCTCCCAATTGTCGTCTACCCGGCGGAATGAATTTCGGGAAAATACCATATGCAGGATATTTCACTGTCTGCACAATTCTAATTAAATCAGTCGGGATGAATATATGCGGATCAGCCGTAGCTGTTATCGTATCCTCAATCAGAGATTTACGAAATGCGCAATAATCCAATGTCTCACATTCTCGAATACTGCCGAGAAGAAAAGCGGTAGCGTCCAATAACTTACTTGGACGCCCCGACCGTACTAACGAACTGTCGATGAGTTCACTGAACATTATTCGGCCTTCTTCCCCAATCCGAGCATGTTCTTCACTTGCGCATTTTCAGCTGGTGTTTGCCTCGACTCCGGGATAAACCCATCATCTGCCTTAACCGCAGTTTTCTCGGGATCAACACTCTCAGTAAGCATTAATCCCTGTTCATTCAATTCTTCGCGCATCTTGGCCAAACTAGCGGCATCTGCACCACTGGCCAGTAGCTCAGCATCGCGTGCTTCAAGTGCCTGTCGAGCCGGCGCTGCCGCATGTTCAGCAGTGAACGGCCCCTTAACTGCCGCAGCCTGCCGCTGATAACTTTTAGAAATCCGCTCAGCTTCTGCCACATCAACCTTACGCACCAGCTGAGAAACATGTGGCAATTTAATACTCTCGTCGAGAAAGGCGATAACTTCCGGATCATCTGTCCGAAATTCACCTTCCACGAATTGGATAGGCTTTCTTCCGCCGCCGATTTTCAATTTAAGCGATCTCGCTTTTGGCGAAACGTACGTTTCCATTTCCGTCATGATAATCTCCAATCCGTTAAACCCAACTATCGAATAAAGAGGAGAGCCAGCGAGTGCCAACTCTCCAAATTAACTTCCGCGCTACTTATGCTGTAGCATCCAGACCAGCAACCGCGGCAGTATCAATGCCAGTGTACTTTCCACCGGTTGCATCTGCTTTATATTCAATGCAAAGTTCCGACGTATAAACGCCGAAATCAGCATCAACACCAGCACGACTTCCGTCACGATCATACGGATCATGCTTAGTACGCCGCAACCAACGCATACGAATGGCGCCAGGATGAAGAACATACAAATCCTTCGTCCACAGCGGCGACTCATTGAACAGCGGATGCGTCATAAGTGAGATATCGCCAAATGGCGTCATCCACTTTGTGACCTTCATGCCGAATTCAGTAGCGCCCGGTTTCAAATTCATGACACCGAATGTCATTGCGAGTGTATCGATCACGCCGAGTACCGTATTTCCGCAGAAAGCAATTCGCTCATTCGGCTTGCCCTTGATATTTCGAGCGAATACCGCCTCCAGAAAATTGCGCAAATCAACGTAACTAACCGGAGTTGTCGCTGCTTCCACGTTCACGGTAATCTGCGAGTCAATACCGTCCATCGTGCGGAATGGCTTAGTATTGAGATGACCTACCGAACGCTTACTGAACCACAGCGCACGCTCGATATCCTCCGCGTGAAAGAACCCCGCATCTGCTTGGTTCTTAGCAACCACATCGCCAGTGTAGAACTGAACTTGCCTAGCAGTTCCCGAAACATCCCAGGCATTTCGGAAAATCTGCACGAAATTGTAGCGCGGATATCCGAGATTTGCCACGCCCGTCGGCCGCGAACTGGCCTCTTCGAACGCAGTACCAATTCGTTGGATCGGAACCGGCGTAGAGCTGCCGTCGAATGACGTAATCGTAGTTCCAGCAAATCCACGAGTAACAGTAAGCGTGCTGCCGCTGACACTGTTAATGAAGATATGCTCGCCAGATGCTTCGACGAGAAACACGCTGCCAGCGATTACGAAACTTGCATCGCTGACGATTACGGTTGAACCCGTTCCCGCACTGTTGGTAGCATTGATACGCCCGGAGATATGGTTCTCTTCAAACCACGTAACTACCGGATCCATCGCAGGATGAGATTCCATACCCGACGAAAGCGCCAATAGCTGTGCCGAACCTGTAGGCATTACCCGCAGAAGGGACGATGCGAAATCGCCTTTCCTATCACCCACAATTCCGGCGTCACTCGTAAACACGCCCTTAACTGCCATTTTCTTTTCCTCTAGTTAGTAGCACCGCTAGTCTTGAGTGCCAGTGAGTAATGCTGTCCAGTCAGTTTCTTCTTCCTGGTCACCAAACATATTGGCAAAATCAGAATTACTGGAAGATCGAGGCGGTTTACCTTTGTTCAATTCCTTCGCAGTAATATTCTGCATACGTTCGAAGAATTTTCGCGTAGTTTCGATAGCTTCAGCCGGCTTCTTACCATCTTTCAATGATTTAGCCAGTACAGCTTTCGCCACCGGCTCAATAGCTGCATCGCTAGTAAATGGAAGCTGCTGATGCATCATTTCGAGAGCTGCGTTTGAGCTAGTAGTGCCAACTGCCTTACTCACCGCTTCAGAAACTGCGGCCTTAACCGCATTATCAATAACCGACTTGTTTGTGAGCAAACTGCTCTTATATACCTTCTCAGCCATAGCTGCAAATGCAGTCTTAAGCGAGTCAGTCTTACCCTCCATGATATCTGATTGAATTCCATCCAAATCAATATCATCGAACCCCAACGATTTAACATGTTCCTGCCATTCGTCACTCGGCGTTTTATTCTGCTGCTCTTTAACATAAACAGTTTCCGGAGTTTTATTCTCTGGAGTTGTTACCTTATTATCCCAGAAGTTCCTGAGAGGATCAACGTTATCCGTACCGTTATTTCCTGAATTTTGGTTATTTCCAGTATCCCGCATCTGTTCCGGGTTCTCCTGCCCACGATTACCCGAATTCGGAACACTGCCATTAGACTGCTCAGCCATTTTCTCTCTCCACGATTTCTAAGTTGGACTCATTTCTTATTTGTATAATCAATTGCTGGAGTTCTTCCAACGCTTCCAGCCTTCCGCGTAGATAAGACATATTGAGTGTATACTGTACCGTATTACCATCTGTACATGATGTAGATGACATATCATTTCGAATACCGAGAATCGTCTGCGCTAACAATTCGCGAAATTCTGGAATTAATCCAAGATGCTGCATTTCGAATTTCTGCACATCATCAAATCGTGAATAATTGAGTTTGAGATTATACGACATTCTGCTGACTCCCGCCCTTCTGCTGTTGAATATAGTTCTGCAATAGCTGCATTGCTATTTCCTTCTGTTCAGGCGGTAACGCATCCATTGGAGATTTATATTTGAAAGTAGTGAAATCAGTCTTATCCCCAATTAAATCTGTCCAGTAATCCACCAGTTTCAAAATATCCACCTTGCTCTGCTCTTGAGATTGAAGGATCATCCCGATAATCTCCTTCAACCCCTGCGTAACGATTAGCTTATCAATTCCTTTCAATCCATCGTTAATAGAGAACTTCATCTTAATATCGCGGATTTCCTTTGGGCTAATTTTCGTAGTATTGCCATTTTCATCGATAATCTCCATCTCAATAGCGTACTCACGGGTATTGAGATACATCATTCCACGCGCAGGTGCAAATGCTTGATCATCAGTAGTTTTTGTTATCTTATGACCACGTCGATTGCTACCTTGCACAGTTGCCGCCGCTTGATATTCAGTAGCGCGTTCCAACCCTGTGATATTGTTGATAATATCCGTCGGTAAGATAGCCTGCATAATATCGCGAATTGCTTTGATATCTTGCAACGTATTGGCTGTATCCGGCACATCTGTTATTTGATGAACAACCTTTCGGATATCCATATCACTGCCCATTAGATTAACCGGGATTTTCCCCGCCAATAAATCATCCACACCTTCCAAATCCACCATATTACTGTTGTAGAAAGTCAATCCATAGAGAGATTTCCTCGCAGCTCGTTGATGTGTATTCATCTGAAAACTAGCAAATCGATTGAGTGCAAGTAACAAATCTGCATAACTGCGAGTATGAAGATCGAACCCATCATCCCACGGCATTCCGATTACCGCCGGTAGCTGTCCATGCGCATTACGCAATGGCTCGGCATTAACAATTTTCCCATCCGTGAGCAAACGAATTCGCCAAATCTGCAATTCATCATCCGTGGACAGCCCATATTTCGACGGGATTATCCATCCGTAGAAGTCAATCTTCTCCCAAATTCCTCCAATTTTCTGATAATTTCCCTGCGATAGTAGAGAATCAAAATCCTGCGAGCCTCGACTTCTATCTCCGGTGGAACCTTCAACTCCAATTTCAGGTCGTTGACGTAGATATCTAACTGAACTGTTAGCCGGAGTCAAGTCGGCATCTTTTAAAAATTCCTCAGCACCATACATATCCTTAGCATTAGTAGCCTTACGTATCTTAAATTGCGTATACGCTTCCACAGTAGCGAAGAACTCTCCCTCACAATATAGCTTTGTCGGCAATGTAGTCCAATCCCAAATGAAATTATACGTATCAATTGGGATCAACTTATTCCCCACAAATTGATCCTCATTATTAATTTCAATCGCACCATTTGGATTATTCGCAACTTGAGGACGGTTGAGAATTTTCCATTCTACAATCAATCCGCCCATATTATAGGTATACATATCCCTCAACGATCGCGCGTAGGCTGTGTAATGACTGAATTCTCGTGCTTGCTCATTCATAAGCCGAGCAAATCCTTGAGCAATTTCCTGCCGATCACTGTCAGTTATAGCCTGATACATTCCACCATCTGGACACAGTATAGAGAGCGCGTAAGTAACCGCGTCGTCAATCTGAATTAACGTAAGCGGTAAATTCGTATCCACAGGTTTCGGTGATTTCCCCTTCTTATTATCTCGATCCCTCTTCTTATCATCTTGATCCAGTTGAATACTACCGTTCAATTCGCGGTCAATCTGCTCAAATTTATCCAACATCTCATCGCGAATTTCATTACCGAACTGCAACCGCGCTGTGATAAAACGCAGCAAATCATCATGCTGTTTCTGGGAAATAACAACATTCTCAGAAAGACGAATTCTTTTACTTTTCTCAGCCATCAGATATCACACGTTTCATAAGAGGTTTTAATCAAACTTGCAACTGCTTTAGCTTTCGTTATCAACTGTACTTTACCTTGTGCTATCATCTCAGGAGCATAACCATACGCATCGATGATATCGTCATCATTATCACGCTTACTAGGATTGTACTCCAATAACTGGACTGTGATAGGATACTCACCATCGTTCAGTGCGAATTCCTTAATCTTTAACATACCAGCGAACGTCAATATCCGTTCAGTCTTCTGTTTATAACTCATGAGCTTATGAAATTCCAAAAATTTGATCCCTCGCATTTCCGAAAGAAACTTAAACACCGGCTCAATCGATGCTTGATAAGCCATTGACTCGATACCGATATGACGACATCGCCATTTAATAGCCATTTTGTACGCTGACTCAAATAACATAATCGGATCAACTGCGGATAATAACTCATAATCCACCGCTTGCCATACACCATCAAATCTAGCTGAGCAAGCAACTACCGATTTATGCGCCCAAGATCTTTCACTGATTGCCGGATCAATCGTTATAAATGCAGCATCATGATTGCCAGGATATATCTGCGGCCGATAGTAGATTTCACTTGCGCGTATCAATCCCGAACTGCTGGCCATTGGCAAATTCATCATTTCCGCAAACCAGCTATCAACCTTATTCATACGTACGTAGCGTTGGAAATCCTTCTGTAGTTCTATAACAGGCCAAATATCAGGCCACAATGGTGTACCATCTGACAATAAACAACCAAATCGAATAGAATGCCAATCTGGGTCTTCACAATGTTTCTTAAGTAGACATTGATTGGATATCATATTCCCGATATGGATAATTTTATTATGTATCAAATCGAGACATTTCTCAAACGGTCCATAAAACCAACCTATCAACTTATCTAGTAATTCCTTCGTAGCGATATTGTCATTATCTTCCAAATCATCCACAATTGCTAACTGCGGACGTTGATTATCGATATTGATACCACGTATCTGCTGCCCAGCTCCCAATGCGCGCAGAATGCATTTCTTATTTCCTATATGGAATACATACAATCCATCACCCGGCCGCCGTATCTCCCATTCAATTATCGGAAATATAGACTGTGAATTCTCACTCTCCAGGAAATTAATAATATCCAACGCCGCCAACTGCGCAGTGCTGGCAGTGTTACTAACATAAACAATAAATCGATAATCGGTAAACCAAAAATACCATACACATGCGAGTTTCGCTAGTGTGGTCTTAGCATGTCCTCGTGGTATGGCACAAACAAAGCGGGAAATTTCCATCGCGATCATCTTGGCGAATACCGCCGGATGAAAAATCGGAATTGCGAGAGTCAGCAATTCGCCCAAATGGAATTGGATAAAAAATTCCGCATGCGTTTTTAACGCATGTTTCAAATCACCGGTATTGACTTGTACTTGAGCTAACGCCATTGGTTATTCATCCAGAGATCCATTGATTTCAATCCCGGCGATCGCATTCCGCATATGATTTTCCGGATGCAGCATACGCTCAACTTTCTCCGGGTTAAGGAAATCTTGCGATTTTACGTTATTTTCAATCTGCTCAATTACCGAAGTAGACTCCCCGGTTATCACCGCACGATTTCTCCCATCAGCTTGCAGAAGTTCCACAAACTGTTGATTCATAACTATAACTGTCCGCGTCGGCGCAGTAGCTTGTATCGGCTTATTAGTTTTCAATCCGCGCCGCTGAGCTTTATTAGCCAACATCGCCACTTTGAGGTTGAAATCCGGATCCTTATTATACTCCACAACTTGCAGTACATTAACCAGGGACATCTGTTCCAACTTGTCCCAAGCATCGTTCATAGTAGTGAAATTGTCGAATTCCTCATATGCAGAATCTGCCAGCTTCGCAATGAAAGCCGGCATCGCCCGCACTTGCACAATCTCCGCTTCTTCCAAACCGGTAGCTTGTGCTATCTCCGCATTGGTTGCGCCATAATTGATCAGCTTAACGATCTTCTCAATCTTGGCGTCTGCGATGTCCTGGTTACTCATAACTTATGTTCCTAACAAGTTTCCTAACTTCCAACCACCCAGCTTAACCCACCTCCTCATTAACTAACCCGCATTATACATCTAATCTAATACATCTGCAATCGTTATCTTCATGTTATTTTTACATCTTCCATTTACTTCATTTATTTATTTTTAAAATTTTATTTTTTCTTTATCTCCCAACCATTATCAACGAATTAATTTAAATTAGCAATCAACAATTTTTTGGATTTTTGTGGCAGTGTCGGTGAGCAAGTATTTATACCCAGGTGGCCCCAAATAAAAAATGGGGGGCATTACCCCCCCTCGTGGTTAGCTGCTATCGGATTAAAGAAAGCTGCCCTCAACAACTTCCACGATGACGCCTGTATTATCGGTAATGTCTCTCGCGTATTGTTCTGCCCGTTTTTGTGCATATCGCTTAGCCTTTAAATCACCATTCGTAAATTGCCAGTACTTGGTTTTACGAAAGTTAGGATCATATAAATTTATCGTTGCCCACTCTACACAACGACGGTCGCGACGTTGCACTGTAGTTTCGCCTTTAAATGCGTTATAGAGAAGCTGCACACTGTAGTGTGATTTCGTATGATCGCCACCAAAGAAACTCATTTGCTTAACTCCCTAGCTGGTTAACTCACTAACTCACTATCAACACACTACCACACTTGCATTCCGCTGTCAATTCACAATTTCGTGAACACCGCATAAGCTAATCCCGCAGCTAGCAATCTGCCAAACTGCGGGATTGAGTTAGTGCGAGTGATTTATTACGCGCAGCCTGAATACTTTCGCATACGCCATACTTACTCAGTAGACTTGCGATTAACTACATCTTCCAGAAGCCTGCATGTAGTTTTTATACAGCGCAGATAGTTTAGTACTGCGATTTTCTGCTGCGTGGATAGGTGAGTGCTGAAAACGAATAAAGATGTGTCGACGAAGATCTGAGCTTCGATTTTTTCGGCGAGATTGTACATAGTGGTTTCTCCGGTTTGTGGTTGATAGATGGTTACTTGTGAGAGCGCAGATCAGCTAATGCATTCAGTTCGCATTGAATTGCTTTCGCCATGCCTTGACGATTATTTAGTGCAGCGTAGAAACGTGCAGCGCCGATAGCGTAGTGGATATGGTAATCGATAGAGTTAGGGTCTGGTGATCTTGTGAATATGTAGTGTAGGTTGGGAATGATTTTGGTAAATGGATGTTGCATAGCGATTTCCTCTGCGGGTTAGATTGCGAAGATGATAGCGAGAAGGATGAAGGCTCCGAATGCAACGCCTAGCAGGATAGCGAGTGCGTCCAGTAGGTTTATCTTGGGATCATCGGGATCGATTGGGATCATTCTTTCATGTCCTTTTCAGCGTTTTCGATTGCAGTGACAATTCGTGTATTTCGTTCTCGGAGCGTTTCGTTGATTGGGCGAGTACGGACAGCTTTTATCCATATTGCATTTCGTACAGCCTTCTGTATCGCATAATCATAATCATGATTACTGATTTCCGTGAAAAATTGAAACCAGTAGCTTATGCGTTGCGTATGTCGCAGGTTGGTAGAGTGCATTGTGTTTACTCCGGATTGAGTCCGAGAAATCGTTTAGCTGCGGCGTAGACTTCAAGCCCGAGATTGAATGTTGAGCCGTCAATTTGCATACGTTTGTTGGTAGCTGAGATTATGATAATCTGCCAGCCATGTTGTTGTGCTTGTGCTTGCCATGCGAAATGGCGATTGTATGCCATGCCTATACCGTGCAGGATGACAGAGTTGGTTGAGGCGTGTACTGTGATAATATCGAAAACTTGAATACCGTTGTAATTCCAGATGTACATTGTGTTTACTCCTGGTGGATTGAGATTAGATGATTGCGTGAGATTGAACAGCAGCATTCCATGCCTGCTGCGCAGATTTCGAGAGTTTGAAATTGTCGTCTCGCAACGGGCCAGAGTAGCAAGCGGCGAATAGTCTGCCGCGTTCATAGTCGACTGCCGCAGTTACATCGCGGATTAACGTGCCGAGTGGTAAGTGTTTGCGCGCGTCGGTGAAGCCGCGAATGAAGGGCTTACGATTAGCGTATTCGGCTAATCCGATTTTGCCTTTGTAGCGAACGTTTAGCATAGTTGTATCTCACAAGTTGATTAATAACGAGATTAAGATAATAGCAAAAACTACAATGATTGTCAAATAAGAAAATGAGTGAAATTACAGAGGATGAAAAGAAAATGCCCCGGAAAGTGGTTAAACTCGCCAGGGCATTGGTAGGTTAGTTTGCGATAGCGTAGGTTGACGAGTTATTCTGCCGGGTTAAAATCCAGATCGGAGAAGTCGCCATCGATTTCGATTTCGTCAACGGCCTGTTCGCGAGTTTCCAACCAGCGATGGAAGATAGCCGAATCGAGACCCTTGCGTTCTGCGCCAGAGATAAATGCCTTGATGACATTTTCCCAAGCGGGGGCAGTAACGGCATCGCCGAAACGCATGTTAGCTTCGGCCTGCGAGCGCAAACACTGCCGCAAGATGGGAACAGTGATATGCTTGAGGCCGCGTTCCTTGAGCGAAGTAACCATGGACGGTGCAAGTTCAGCGTAGCTTTTGAGGCTCTCACGACCACGTGTGATGGTGATGAATTCCGTGAGTGTGAACGGAAGCTTGGGCTGAATACCGTCTTTTGGGCGGACCGCATTCGCAAGTTTAGTCATGAACGCGGTAGAGATATTGTCGAGAACGAATTCGCGCCCAGCCGAATCGGCGAGAACGCTAGCGGGATCGGGAATTGCGGCGATGACGATGGATTTAATTTCGGTTCCTTTGTTCTCACCTTCCAAGCGGACACCGACAGGGATCACGGCTAAGCCGTATGTGGGGTGTTCGCCGAAATCGAAACTCTCGACATCGTAGTTTGTCTTTAGCAGGCTATCCTTATAGCCCTTTTCTTCCGTTCCCATGATGCCGGGAATTGCCGCAATGCGATTGAGGTAGGTCTGTCCGGCTCCTGCAACTTCCGAAGGCGGGAAATAGCAGCGATCTACCTGCTTCATTTCTGCGAAGGGCGCATTCTCGGTTTGCGCTTCGTCAGTCGTCTCAACTTCTGCTGTGTTGGTCATTTTCGGTTTTCTCCTAGGGGTTCGATTTTTTCCGCTGCGGGGCAATCCCGCTTTGGTAGACCTATTATATGGAAAAGCGCCGCATATGTCAAGCCCGGAGTTCGCAATCGATGAAAATAACATGATATATTTCATAACGCCTAACCTAACAAATTACACGTCATTCCGACCCGTCGCACCCCCTCAAGGGCTGTTTAGTTACTTGTGAGCTGATATGGATTAGTTAGTAGCGGATTAGTTCCCGATGATGCTAGCTGCTATAATACGAGTATGGGATATAGATAAACAGATATTTTTTAAACATACCCCTTATGTAGATAACTCTCATTGGTTAGTGAATAGCTACTAACATAAATCATACTAGCTGCAAGTAAGTAAAATGCCACCAACGCACCGCTCCCGCCCAAAATGCGTGAAACTTGTTATGAAACTTGTTAGGAAACTTGTTATGAAATGTTTCATGTTAGTAACAACAGGAAAAAATATCTCTCACTTTGAATTTTCCTGTTGACAAATTGGCAGAAGTGTGAGAGAATGCATCTTCGGTGGTAGAATTGGGCACGTGGGGGAATTATGCATATGCCTACGGCAACGACAGTTGATAAATTGGTTAATTTCAATATCAGCGAATTGAATGAGAAGATAACGGCGATACTTTCGCATATTGAATTCGCGGAAGAGATAGATTTCGATAGCTGTAAGATATATTGCAATAAAACTGGGAAATATCTGGCCAGTATCAGCACGGAAGAATATCGGGGGCTCTTGCATATTCATGGAAGTAAACGAGCACAAGAGCTTTTGATAGTGTCGGCTATGCAATACACACATCCGTTATGGCTACACACTGATGCAAAGGCGTTGGAAAAGTTGAAATTGATTGACCCGATTGGTTATTTTATCTATGCTATCTCTCGTGTATATAATAGGGTATACATGAAAGAAACCTATACCCAGCATAATCCAAAGTTCGAGAAAGAGATAAAGTTTGCAAGATTTCAATTCGTTGTGTGTTTGCGGAAACAGATTGAGACCGCAGAAATTCCTATCGCGGAAATTCACGAAATCAATGAATTCGCTACTCGCTATCTCTCTATCGTACATACTGGCAAGGTAGGAGAATTGGTGAAATTCAGCAAAACCTCAGTTGAGAAACTTACAACCAGTATAATCAGAGCTGATCTAATCGCAAACCTGCGACGCATTGGCGAATATTGCGTAAAGCATCGAATAGCTAATCCATATACGAATGCGTCTGATGGACATAAATTACAAGCTAAATTCGGCGGATATAGCAATTTTCGTCAACAGGCAAAATTTCGTGGTTTCTTAGATCATGAGATTTTCTCTTTGCAGATTGGCGAAATATTGAATAAGGAAGCAAAAGACGCGAAGATAAAAGCTGCAACCGTTGGTTATCGTGAAAGCCGATATGGACATGGACAAATGAAACGTACTTCGCCAGTGCTGGAAAAGCCGATTAAGCAGAATGTGATAACGCCAAAATCGGGATTGCAGCTTTTCCGTAAACTGACCGATTAGGACATCAATTATGAAAACTCAAGATAACACTCTCTCATTCGCTGAAAGAAAAATAAATAAAACATTCAATGATGTTATATTAACTCGCTCAATCACAAAAAATATTATCGCGTTATCTAAATATAATGAAGAAATATCATTCTATATCATCCCTTGGGAACCCAATATGATAAATTATCATGCAATCAGCTATGCAGTTATACAGCAAATGATTGACAATGATTTAGACGTATCAAATATCGAATTTGGGTTAAATGCAATTCAAACAGCGTTGATAGAGGAGTGAAAGAAAATGAAAATTTACAAAACGATTTTCATCGACAATTCAAAAATCGAAATGGAGCAAAAACGATTTATTCGATATAGTCAAATGGAGGACTATACAAAAGAAGAACTCGCTGAACAGGCTAATTTCTGGTATGACGGATTTTGCTATCGCACCGATTTAATTAAAATATTGCCAAAACTTTTGAATGATTATACGTTAGAAGATGCATTACGTATTATCGATCAAGCTGACGAAGGCGAAAATTGGGCAATGCGTATTTGCAAACCATATATAGCCAACATTAATCGAGAGTAACTCACCATGCGCAATCCCCTTCTGATAAAGAAATCCACGCCTTCCGAGACTGCGGCGAAATCCGTTATCGCCACTCGCAAGGATGATATCCTCTATGGTACGGGTATAACCAAGCGAATTGCAGAGCAGGCAAACCGCGCTGTTGAAAAGCAAGACATGGCGGCGCTGAAGACAATGTCGCTAATGCAGTTAATTAAAAAATCGAAGGAACCACAGGCAGCGAATGCAACGGAAGCCGCGCGCAATACAACCAGTGAAAATTTCGAAATTAACGAAAATAGTCAATCCAATGATTTAATCAATGGTTCTGAAATTCAGCAGATAATAAAAAACATAAACGATGAAATCGATGAACCGCCGGTTTTGCGACTAGCGCCGGCGCCAAGCGATGTGCAATTGGACGAATTCCAACTTGCCGCATTAGCCGGACTTTCGCAGCAGAAATACGGTGTGCTGATCGGTGCTGCTGGTACGGGCAAGACAACAACGATTAAACAGCTAGTGCGCCAGTTAGAGAATACGCTACCAACGATCAATCTGAATACAACGAAACTCGCATCTGCGATAGATGAGAAGGCGCCAGAACAATATAACGTAGCAATATGCTTCTGCGCATTCACAGGGCGCGCAGTCCAGCAAATGAAGCTCAACCTACCGCCGCAATTTCATCCAATGGCAAACACCGTACATGCCACTCTCGGATACGCTCCGGTAATGGAAGATTTCCTCGATGAAGATACGCAAGAGTGGCGCGAGAGACGAATATTCCGGCCATCCTTCACCGTTGAGAATAAGCTACCTTTCAAGATATGCGTACTAGACGAAGGCGGAATGATGAATATTCCGCTAACGAATGAACTGCTAGCCGCATTGCCGGACGATTGCCGTATTATCATTATCGGCGATATCAACCAACTCACGCCAATCATGGGCAAATCTGCGCTAGGTTATGCAATGATAAAGTGGCCAGTGTATGCGCTGGAGAAATTGCATCGCAATGCGGGCGTAATTGCAGAACAAGCGCACAATATCTTGCAAGGTTTTTACCCAACTCAAGATAAGGAAAAATTCGTCATTATGAAATTACCGGACGGAAGTCTGTCCGCATATGATAAAGTGATTAACGTTATTAAATATATGAGTAAGAATGGCACATTTGATCCATTTCAAGACGCATTGATTGTGCCGCAGAATAAAGAAGTCCTCGGGCAGCTGAATATCAATGAAGAATTGGTTCGTTTCTTTAATCCCGAGAAACCTGATAAAACCAATCGCCGTATCGTTATCACCACAGGATTAACGCAAGTTACTTATGCAGTCGATGATAAGATTATGTTACTTCAGAATGACCGCAAACGCTCACTTTCCAACGGCATGATGGGCCGTATTGTTGATATCTCCCTAAATGGCGAATATGATGGGAACAAAGGTATCGGTACGCATGATGCGGTCAAACTCGATAGCGGATTTTCACTCGATCTCACGAATTTGGCCGATGATCTGCACGTTACTGTGCTGGAAGACGATGGCGACATTAACCAACGCGCATCTTCCCACGTAGTAACTGCCGTATTCAATAACGGGACGGAAGACCTCGAAGTAACATTCTCAACAGCAGGCCAATATCGCACACTCTGCCATGCATATGCAATGACTTGCCACAAGATGCAAGGTAGTGAAGCCCGCACCGTTGTAATCGTATGTCACTCAGCTAATGCGAGAATGCTAACCCGTGAATGGCTGTACACAGCGGCAACTCGCGCTAAATTTCGCGTTGTCATACTGGCGAATGATCGCGGATTGCAGAAAGCGATACAGCGGCAAGAGATAAAGGGCAAGACGATTGCGGATAAGATTAAAACATATACGCAGTTTGATATTGACCCGGATGAGCCGAAACCGAATTTCCCGGAACCCAAACTGATAGCGAGTAAATGATTATGATAAACTTGAGCACAATCGATTTCCGCCACGATGAACGAGTAGCGGTTTTCATCGATGGGAGCAATTTCTACACTGCGGTAAATGCAATTGGGCGAAAATTCGATTTTGAGGAATTCCAGCTAACGTTATCCGCAGCTTGCAATCTTCGCAAGATTAACTACTACACCGCTGTGATAACTGATGAAAATGGCGTTGACCGTTTACGTCCGTTGTTGGACTTTCTCAGCTATCATGGATATAATGTAGTGACTAAAAATGGAAAAACTTTCACTCAAAAAGATGGAAGCATTAGCAAAAAAGGAAATATGGATATCGAGATCGCATTGGATTTCATCGAAACATGCCAACATGGCATAGATACAATAATCCTCGCAACTGGCGATGGCGATTTTACCCCACTTGTCAAATATGCGCAAAACCGCAATATCCGAGTAGCGGTAATGTCCAGCATCAAGATAACCCCGCCAATCATGTCAGAAGAATTGCGAAAAACTGCGGACGTATTCATTGAGATAGCTGACTTGATTGGAGAGTAGCCATGACAACTCAAGATATGATTATCGCACGTATAGAAGATAGAAGGAAACGGAAAATAAGATGTATAATCTGCGGCGGACCATTTACGGAAGAACGTTTGCGTATGGCAAGAGAACCAATGATTTGCAGCCCACTTTGCAGAGCGAAGAATAATTTGAGTGATTCAATAAAAAATAAATCATTGGAGAATTTAAAGAATAAGCTGAAAAATGCAAAACGGCAATTTACGAGAGTGCTTCTGGAGACGCTGATAGAAAAGGAAATATCAATCGCATATCTGTCAGAATGTACAGGGCATAATCCCGGAACGATTAGAGGCATATTGGATGAAACGAAAAATTTTAACTGGTATACATATTTAGACATATGCAGATGCGTTGGGTACAACGTTGAGATAAATCTCGTGAAAGAAGGAGATAGGCCATGATATATGTAATTCGTAATTGTGAAACCAACCCAATAAAGTATGTAACTGAGGGATTACTTCCCGATAAATTGTATTTCACTGCTGATAGTCAACAGGCAGTAAAATTTAACACATTAATTCAATGTCGAACTTTTTTAAATGTGCTTAGTAAAAGATTCAATGAAACCTTATATATTGAAATTTTATCTGGAGAAACAAATAGTATACATTGATATCGCAAAATTCAAATTTAAACGAAGGAGAAGCGCCGAAATGACACAGAGAAAAACAATATCAATTCCAAAAGAATTGCAGGACGCGATGAAATTTCATCCAGAAATAAATTGGTCAAAAGTTGCTCAAAATACATTTCGAGAAGAATTAAAAAAGATAGAAATTTTAAGCAATAACGCAGATATAACTATTACATTTTCTGGAAAATACCAATTAGGTATAACATCTGTAAAAATAGAATTTATTCATTTTTTAGAAAAGGCTGGATTTATATTTCAAGAAGATAATGATATACTTGAAGGAAAATTTAAACCTGATGGAAATAACCGTAGAATAGTTATCCAAGAAAGGAAGCTAAAATGATCGCTGGACATAGTGTCGAACTACGTAATTCGGACGGAACCATCGTGCAAGATGGAGATCGTTTCATCCCCGGACTCGCTAACCCGGAATTCATCCAAATTCACAACACACACTATCGCTGGAATAAGAAAGGTAAACACTATCGGCGAATTGCGGTAAAGGATTTGGGGAAACTGTCTAGCACTGGAAAGGAATAGGATTATGAATAAACTAACTGAACATAAAACAGAAATCAAAATATCTGGTCATAGTCATTATTATATGAAAGTATTGATTTGTGATGCAATCAAAAATGAAAATTTTGAAACTGAGTGGTATCATACACATAATGATATAACAACTAGAAGATTTTCCAAAATCCACACTACAAAAGACGGAGAATATAAGAATACTATTGATGTAATTTGGGAAGATAAATAATGAGCCTACTAGAAACAATCATCGCATGGTTAGTGCGAATGCTAGTATTTGGAGGATAAGATTATGAATAAACACAGTTTACATAATTTCTTAATTAAAAAGGATTTTAAAGAAGATAAACGTGATGCATATTCAATCAGCTATGTAAAATCTGGATATCCAGACAATACGAAGATATCGATACTGTCTATAAATGGTTATTCTCTAACAGTCCTTTTGGATAACTATTCAATAACAAATGATGAGACAATATATGTATTAAATCTTAGAAAATTAAACGCTGCGATTAAAAAAGCTGAGCAGATGATACTTAATGGACAACGTCCCTTATCTTATGAGGAGTATTGAACCATGCTACTCGTTCCCGTGGTTGACATTTTACTAGCGTTCGGACTCACATTCCTTATTCTCATTATCTGGGATTGGCTACAATGATAGAAATTTTATTACAAATAGGATTAGCTGGTATATTAACGGGTGCAGGATTATATTTAATAAGAGATTGGGATAGTACTTTTTGTATCATCGTAGGGGCATTTATAATTATGCATACCTTAGAATGGAGTGAAAAAATTGCCAATCTATTTCTATCGTAAGATTACCACTGGCGGATATTATCGGAATAACCGCCCTACAATATATGAGTCAGATATGATTCCGGAGAATTGGATACCGAGAGAAACGCGATATTTGGTTTACGATGACGTTGGGAAAGTAACTGGACATTATCAATTCCTTAAAACGATAAGGAAACGATTCAAACCTTTACGGAAAATGGAGCGATGAAATCCCGCACTATATTCTGTTCTATCTGCGATGGCCGTATCGCTATCGCTATCACAGCACAAGCACTCCCACCACTAATCTGCAATCACTGTGAAATGACAATCACTCTATTAGAGGATATCATCGCCATGAAATCGGACGAACTTCTCTCTGCGCGAGTGGAGCAATTGCAGCGATTGCCAATCTGCGCAACTAGCGATGCGGCAAATACGCGCCATGCCGTGATAGCATTCGTGCACGAGAATTATCTAAGCCGCCGTTGTTAATCACATGAAATTTTTTACTTGACAAATGCCATTGGATAAGGTAAACTCCTGCGATGCAACAGAAATCCACATCCCCGGTTAAGTTAAAGCTGATAGATTTTCTCCGCAAGACGAAGGACGGAGAAGATTATCAATTTGTACTACCCGGCGGAAAAGAAAATGCGGATAAATTCGTTCATGCAATGCGGGTTGAGTTGTCCCGGCTAAGAACGACTGCAAGACGGGTATCGAATAAGCAGCCGAAGCATTTCAAGATGATTGTGGTTAGCGTCGAGGAACGTAAAGTGAAGGATACGAGTTTGCTCAATGTACTGGGGACGAACTCAGAAACCGTAGTGAGGATACAACGCGGTAAGCGAATGGTTATCGATCCGGAATTGAAAGATATTCTGGATGATCTTGTGCTTTAGATTGAGGGGATGTTAAATTATGAACCTACGCGATTTGGTTAATAAAGGAAAGCCTGCGATTGCTGATGAAGCGAAATTCGCAGTTCCGGCGGTTAAGGTAAACCCGCTAATGGCATTGCGTAAGCAAGTGGATAAACCCTCAGCGGGGAAAGTAACGGAAAGCACACCGGCCCCGGTATTAGACAATTCCCTACAAACCTTATTGGCGATGGAAGTCAATACGGGCGATACGCCGTCTGCTAACGTAACGGATGAAAACCGCCAATCGCTAATGGAAAAGACATTTACCTTTCCGGGGCAAATTGAGGAATATCCACAAGAGACAATCGACGAAATTCTACGGGCGGTCAACGTACTGGAGAATTCGCTAACGCATAAGGAGTTAATAGGGGATGCGATTAAACAGCTAGTAGGTAAACTACAAGAAAACCCTAACTTGCGGGATATACTGGCGCCGGAATGCTTTGGCCTCATGGTACGTGGATTACGAGAGAACTACGGCAGAGTCATTGCGACTAAGCAGGTTAAGCAGCAGAAAGTAACCGAGCGTGCGAAAGATGCGAATGAGATGAAAGAAATTCTCGCTGATTTTAGCTTTGACTTGCGGATGTAAATGCAAATTATGACATCCTATAACATATCAGAACTGCACCTATCCCACTCATCGCTGGCTCTCTACCATAGCTGCAACCGTAAACTGGAATTTCGCAAATTTCTCCGCCACCCCGGTAGCGATGAAAGCATCCCGGCGGAAGTAGGAAAAGCCCTCCATGTTGGATATCAGGAATTCCTCCAATCAGGCAATCTCGATATGGCTATCGGTAAAATGCTAGTCCATCATCCGATACATTTAGTAAGCAATCCCGCATACAACTACTCGCCGGAAGCCTGCTATGCTACGATGAAAATGCTGTGCCGATCAGGTCATTTGGTTGAGTACGAACTCGCGCAAGTACGCTGTCTCGACGGTTCGCTACGTCCAGCAGTGGAAGTTCCATTCAGTATAAGGATGAAGGGATTTGATTTGCGGGCAAAACGGCAGATATTGCTGCGGCCAGTTAAGCCGATTGAGGTATATTACGATGGGTTTATCGACGCGATTATGTTCAACCGACTTACAGGTGAATACGTTGTGGTTGATTTGAAAACGACAAGGCAAGATTTATCTGTTGCCGGGTATAAGTATACATTCGATGAGCAGCTTCTGCCGTATGCGTATGTGTTGGAGCATGTTCTCAATGAGCAGGTAGATAATCTCTCGTTTAAGTATCTCTGTGTATATGTGGATTTAGTTAATCCACAATCGAGGATGTTAGATTTTCACCGCACAAGTTATGATATTCGCTCATGGGCAGAGGATTTGATGGTTGATCTCTATAATATAAAATTGCAATTCAATAGCCAGAGATTTCGCAGGCAAAGTAGTGGATGTTTTGCATATAACAGGCCGTGTCAATTCTGGGATGTTTGTCAATATGATACGGTAGAGCAGGTTAAGACGCTGATTGCGATGGATAATCGCGACTACTATGAGAGTAAGATTGAACCCTGGGTTAAGCTGGATTTGGAGATTGCGGCATGAAAATCGAATCGAAAGTTACGAAAACTGAGAAAATCATGTTGACGCTTGATCGAGTAGAACTTTGCGTTGCTCATGATATGTTTCATAGATTGATAGAGAGTTTGAAAATAGGTAAACCGACAGAATTTACAAAAATGGAACACGGTATAATGCATATGTTTTATAAAAATCTTGAAAAGATAAGATTTAAATTAAACGAGCAAGAAACAGATAACGAGAATAAATCATGATTAAACATACCTGCCATTGGCCCGGATGTGGTGTTGAAGTACCGCCAAAATTGTGGGGGTGTAAATCACATTGGTTTAAATTGCCAAAACAATTGAGAGATAAAATCTGGGCAACTTATCGATCTGGACAAGAGATAGATAAAAATCCAAGTGCTGAGTATTTAGCGGCAGCGACAGAAGTACAAAAATGGATCGTTGAGGTATACAAAGAATGATTAAGTACAAAGTTCGCTACGATCCGCCAGCATTCACAGGCCATACGCAGCCGCATGGCGCACTTGCACCGCATCCAGCTTGTCAGGCACTTTGGTATTATTACTTGCTTGCGAAGAAACAACTAGAACTCTCGAAAGAAACAATTATCTTGGAGGGCACAACTCATTATCCGCCAGTGTATAAGGATTTATTTAATTCGGTGCGATTGATGTACAATGTGAAACCGGAGCAGATGATTAAGTTTTGGAAACACATTGATAGGCAGTGTGAGATTATGGATTTTCCCTCGCTGCCTCAGAATGATAGTATCCGATTTGATAAGGTTGGGAATATCACTGGAATTGTAGGAGTACATTAGAGTGGATATTTTCGTTTTAATAGTTCTCGGAATTATTGCGGGGTTTATCTGCGGCATTGCAGTAGCTGCAATTATACTCGGAAGTGAGGATTGAGATATGGGTGATATCGCATATGAGAAGCAAAACCCGAATAAGCTACTCAAGATATTGATCTATGGCTATGGGAAAACTCGCAAGACATCCTGGCTAACCGAAGCTGTGAAAACTGGCCGACACCTGTACTATATAGATGGGGATCAAGGCAGTCTGGAGGTGATTATGAGAATGCCGGCTGAACTTCAATCGCGAATTCACGTAATCAATTGCTGGGATACATGGGGCGGAAGTAATTTTCAGAAATTCGTATCGAAATTTATTCAGGGAAAACCCTTCATCTGGAATGACACGAAGCGCCAGATTGAAGTTAATCTCGGGCAGGGTTTTAATAGCGAAGATGCTTTCTGGCAAATTAATCCGAGGCTGGTGAATGCCGACATTATCATCGGCATGGATAGCTGGACAAGGTTGATTGACTCGATTGTGGCAGATTATGCGGAAGTAAACAATATCGATTTGTCCTCTCCACATGATCTGGAGAGTGATCGTTGGACATACTTCCGTCATGCGGGGATGATTGCCGATTTCGCAGTTAAGCAATTCTTCGCAATGCCTAGTAATTTCGTCATGATTGGCCATAGTACGGTTTATGAAAAACGGAAAGATGATGCCAGCGGTAAGCAGGTAGTGGAGAGTAGCCGAACTCAGCTAATATCGGTAACGGGAAATCATGCGGTGAAGCTGCCGACGTTATTTGGACACGTACTGCAATTCAAAATAGACAGTATGGGAAATAACAAAATCGACGTTCGTCCGTTACTCAATGCAGACGGCGGATCGCGCAGTATAAAGCCGGGGATTTACGGTTATGCTGACCTATCCTATGCGAAAATTTGCGAAATGAGCTATATTCCCAATATCGAAGATAGGGGTCCAAGCCCGGCATTTATTTTTTATCCACCTGGAGAGCTGAATAACGCATTAGCGACCGCAAAAGATAAAGCTAAGCCTGCGAGTGGAATTATTGAAGCTGTTAAGAAACCAACTTTAGCAAGCCTAGGAGTGAAGAATGCCTAATGAAGTAATTACGAAGGAACTCACGTCTCGCGATCTTTTGCAGGCGTTAGTACGACAAATTCAGGACTTGGATAGTCCGGTGTTTTTGTCGTTCCATGGCAGTGATCCAATCGCGATCAATGATGTGGAAGAAACTGAGGATGGATTGATTATTCGCGGCGGAAGCTGAGCGCGTAGCAGGGCCATCCTCCAAACTGAAACTCCCAAATTGAGCTACTAAGGAAAACGAACATGGTTGATGATACGATTGATACCGCAGTTGACGAAACTGAAGATCTCTCCATCGCTGATATCGCGGGAATTGATATCAGTGAGATTGCCGAGAAGCGCTTCGTCCAAATGCCTGTCGGAGTCTATCACTGGATTGTGAAGGAAGCCGGGCTGGATATGATGGAAATCTCCGGAACACAGAAGAAAGTTCCGGCCATCGTTGTCGAATGCCAAGTGAAGAACATACAGGCGTTGGCAAAGGGCGCTGTCGTAGTACCGGAGGAAATCATCGGCGAAACTCGTAAGGAAATCTTCCGATACAATCCGGAGAAGCAGACGGATTGGATTGGCTACTTCAAGGCTTTCGCCGCAGATACGGGTTACACAGCGAGTGGTAGTTTGCAGGAAGTTCTTGCGGGCTATCAGGGACACGAGTTTATTGCCCCGATTGTGCATCGCCGGAATAAGGATGATGCAGATCGCCCGTATGTGAACATCGACCGCACGAAGATGATGCCGGTTTCGGCTGCGTAGCCGGTGAGAGATGGGAACCGTTGGTGAGTTGGCTGGCGGTTCCCAGTCTCTTTCGTTAAAATAGGAAAAATCATGAGTGATATCTCAAAGAAAAACACGACAATTCCCGGATGGCCAAGAGTAACACACATTTTAACTCGCGATGATACAGGTGATATTATTGAAATTACCTGTGTTGAATCTGAGGGCTGTCCAAATTCAAATGTATGTCGGCCTCTTAAACGCTGTGTAAATCGTGTCTGATATCCTATGGTTTACACGTGGCGGTTTCTCATCTGCTCAACGCATGATGGTAGAACTATCCGCGCGAGCCGCCGGTATTAATACGGCAACGATTGCGTTTCATTCGTTGCATCGTAATATCCCAGATATGCAAGTGCTGAAGAAAGGAACTTCTGGAACTTGGATACTCAACCCGGAGAGAATGGATGCGGTTAAGAAGCGGGTCGAATTCTATCTAGCTAATTTGCAGGCGAAAGTTATCGTAATTAACGACGAGGCGACGTTGGAATTTTTCACCGGATACCGCAGTCTCGATCTATGCCGTGGCAGTGTATACATGTATGGGGAAATTCCCTGTATCGTAGTTGACAATATTCTTAAATTGAACACGGTTAACCATTTTAATTGGGTGATGCATGAAGATTGCAAGAAGATTAATCGATGGGTGGAAGATAAACGGAGGAAAGAACCTAAGTTTAGTTATCAAGTTGTTGCTAATCAGAGTGATATTGACCGTTGCGTTAGTGATTGCGCCAACGCACATTTGATAGCGGTGGATAGCGAAACTGCACTTGGGATGCTATCCTCTATCCAATACTCCGCACTCATGCCAGATGGAAAGGTGGTGACATATGTATTCCCATTTATCGACCCGACAAAAGCTGGTGGCATTTATTGGGATACTCCAGACTTGGAAGTGGCCGCATGGAATGCCTGTAAATCAATTAATGGAAATGCAGTTATCAAAACTCTTCAGAATGGTGCATACGATTGTGCTTATTTTATTAAGTATCGTATCCCTTTGAATAATTACCTGCTGGACTCTCTGCATTTATTTCATTCGATATGGACAGAAGCGCCCAAGAAGTTGAATTTTATCTCCAGTATGTTGCTGGATCACTGTCAATACTGGAAGGATGAAAGTAAAGGAGATAAGGATGAGACAGTACCGAAAGACCCGGAACGTTTGTGGCGCTATTGGCGATATGGCGCACTTGATACATGGCACACTTTGTTAGATACGATTTGGCTCGTTCGCATAATAGCGAAGTTGGATTGGGCAAGAAGTAATTATAATGTCGAATTCAGTTTACAGGTTGGACCCGCGCTAGCTGGGAGTATGCGAGGATTTCGCGTTGACCGTAAACGGCAATGGCAGAAGAAGGAGGCTTGGCAAGAGGAGTCTGAAGCGGCATTGAAGAAATTGCGGATCATGGTAGATAATGAAGAATTCAATCCCAACTCACCATATCAGGTTGCTAGTTTAATATATGATGTGCTCGGCGCTAAGCCAATACCGCAGAGGGGTAAGAATAAGAAAAGCTCGCGATCTGTTGATGAGAAAGTGTTGGAGAATATCAGAATTAAGCATCAGCTATTCGCTGTATATATAGATGAAATCTGGGAAGCTAAGAAACCTGCGAATAATATCAGCAAGTATGGACCGCTACATACGATAGAAGATGCGAATGGGAAAGAGAAATGGATTGGTATGCGGCTGGAGAATGGTAGATGGCTGTATGCACTTGGCGCAGCGGGGACCGAAACTGGAAGATTTAATTCGAAGGGCCATCAATTCTGGGTAGGACAAGCTGCCCAGAATGTTCCGGATAGGATAAAAGATATGGTGGTTGCTGATGAAGGCTATTTCTTTCTTGAGATAGATTACTCACAATCTGACGCTTACTACGTTGCACATGAAGCGGAGGATGAGAAATATATCGCGACTATGCTGGGAGATAGAGATACACACTGTGTTCATGCAGAGCATTTCTTTAAAGTTCCATATGATAAGATATATGAGGCATATAAGAGGAAAGAAGATTGGGTCGTCCATCCGTTGAAAGGTGTACGGCAAAACACCAAGCGGATTGTGCACGGAAGCAATTTCCAGATGAGCGGCTTTACTCTGTATATAACGATGAAGCACGATGCTGCAATAGCTGCCGCAATTCAACTTGGTTATGTCGATGCCGGTACTTGGGGATTAGATAAGTTGGTTACCTTCTGCCAAAAACTTCTGGATAGTTATCATGTTCTTTACCCGCGATTACGCCCCTGGTTTCGTAAATCACTCGATGATGCGATTGCCAATGGAAATAAAGCAACCTGTGCGTTCGGTCGTACTCGACTGTTCTTTGGAAATATGGCAAAATCCCCTGATATTCAACGAGAGCTTAGCGCATATTATGGACAGGGTGGAACTAGCGGCGCCATTAATAAAACCCTACTCGATTATTATTACCGTTCTGATTTGGAAGAACATGGAACCATGTTTCTTACACAAACTCATGACAGCATCTTATGGCAAATCCCGATTGATCGTATCGATTTAGCAAGAAAGTGCTTGACATTGATGGAACAACCGTGTATGATAAAGGGACGGGAATTCACAGTGCCCGCAGAAGGTAAGTGCGGATTTTCGTGGGGAGATAAGTGGATGGTGGGGTTTAATCCTGATTTGGCAGATAGCGAACTGTTGCATAAGATGCGGCAGCATGAGATGGAAATGCAGACCCGAAATTACGGTTAATTCATTAGCAGATAATCTGCAAACTCTCACAGATAAAAGATGAGGTAAAGGACAATGGCTGATCTACTGACTGGCGGTACTTTCGGCGGTTTCGCTGACGTAAGTACCGTGATTGGGGATACGTCTCGGACGCGTATTCTAGAAGAAATCGATAAGCTGGTAGCGCTTCTGCCTACCGGCGCAGTTGTTGCAATCGGCAGTTCCGGAGAACGTGAGTCTCTCACTGACTTCGATCAGATCATGCCGCATACTGCCGCGAAAATTCAGGCAGAAATTGCAGCCCTTCGTGCCGCCGTGGATGCAGCCCCCACTGCATAGGTAGCACCGTTCGCCCGGATTCGTATTGGCACCCCCCTGTTAGTACGATCCGGGCGAACACCCTTTATCGACTAGATCAACGAGAGCAGATATGAAAAACGCGGTAGAAATTCTCGGGCGCGGTTTCAGCATTAGCTACTATGTTCATGATGAGACTTGCGATACCTATGCAATCAATATGATGTGCGAGGTTTATCGGCGGAAATATGGGGAATTGCCGACTAAAACATTTTGGATGGATAGTTTTGCAATCACAGAGAAGGTTACTCCAGGATGGGCAGAGTTTCTGAAAGAGGGAAAGATTGAGATTATCTCCTCGGATACGTTTGTAGAGTACCCATGGATTAAGGGATATCCGTTGAGAGAATTAATGGCAGTACTTGGAAGCTATTTTCCCCACTGTCGTTGGAATTGGATAAACAATACGGTCGTATACGCGTTACTGCACGCAGCGCTTATTGATAGATATGAAGAAATCCATCTACATGGAATTGATTTTTCTGCAGACAACATCTTGCGCGATGAGGAGAAAGCTTGTACTTGCTATTGGATTGGACTCTTGCAAGGTTTCGGTATCGAAGTTAAGATTAACAAGTTCTCCGATCTCTGCGACTACAATACGCACGAACGCGATAGGCGAAATGGGTGGGGTTATCCATTTTATGGCTATGTAAAATCGCCAGATGGAATAGATAAAGTTTTCAATAACGCGAAGCTGGGGGATTGAGCAAATGCGGATGATTATCATGTTGAATGGTGCGCCGGGCTGCGGTAAGGATACTGCAGCGGATTATTTATTTGAGAAGTACCGAGTTAAGAAAACCAAGATGGCCGCGGTTTTGAAAGAGAGATTGTTCGCGTTGCATAAGATCGGGAATACGCCGTCAAATCATAAATTCTATTTCGAAGAAAATAAAGATAGACCGTTGGGGGAGTTTTACAATAGAACTCCGCGGCAATGTCTTATACAGCTAAGTGAGCAATACTATAAGCCGCTGTTTGGGAAAGATATATTTACTAAGCTTTGGATAGAAAAATACGTAGGTAGCGATCCCAGGGACTATCGTATATGTTCAATATCCGATATTGGCTTTCAGGAAGAGGTAAACTGTCTACAAAAATTGAAATTTGTTAAGTTTACGCTTATACAAATTTATCGTGATGGATGTTCATTCGACAACGACAGCCGTAATTATGTAACTTCAGATGTCGTAACACCGCTGTTGAATAACGGAACTAAACTCGAATTATACGCACGGCTGGATAGGATAATGAGGAAAATTGGATTAATCGCAGTTGAGTAAGTACCAATCCAATGAAAATCGCCAATGACTTTCTCAAGCTATATCTCGATTATGTGGAAGATACCGAAAGCCCAAGACTCTTTCACATCTGGTGTGCCCTATCAGGGATTGCTGCGTGCGCGGGCAGGCGGATTTACTATGATTTCGGTATCGAAGAAATCTATCCGAATAGTTATATCATACTTGTCGGGCCGCCGGCTAGCAGAAAGAATACGGCAATCAACATAATGACGAAAATGCTCCGCGAAGTTACTGAGGTAAAGTTTGCTCCAGATGATACGGGCGGAAAGCGACAAGGGCTGATTGCGGCATTGGATGGTAGCGATATTGAGGAACCAGGGGAATTTGATGCTGTGGCAGATATGTTAATTAGCGGTAAGGAAATTTCCCAGGAAGCGTTATTGCTTAAGTTGAGAGAACAGCAAATCCGGGTTGACTCGCGGGATGATAATTGCCTATATGCAGTTGCTACCGAATTCGGCAGTCTTATGGGGCAGAATTCTATGGAGATTATTACGCTTCTAAATAAATGTTTCGATGGAGAGGCGTATGAGTATCGGCTAAAGAATACGAGAATGGTGTTGCCGAAGCCGCTCATGAGTATTCTCGCCGGAACAACTCCCACTAGCATGGCTGGAATCCTCCCGCCTACTAGTGTTGACCACGGTTTTACTAGTAGGCTAGTTCTCGTATATGATAATCGCCCGTATAAAGATGTAGCAGAACCAGCACCATTGGATAAGCAGATGGCCGCGCAGATTAAATCGGTGTATTCGACGATATTCTATAAGATGGATGGCGTGCTAAAGCCTACTCACGGTGCGAGAGAGTTATTTAGGCAGAGTTATAAGGTGAGAACAAAATTGAATGATCCAAGATTTATCTACTATCTGGATAGGCGCCATATCCATGTGAAGAAATTGGCAAGCTGCCTAGCGTTATCGCGGCTGTCCATGACTATCGTGGAGGAAGACGTTCAGAACGCACTGGCGATACTGGAGGAAACTGAAGTTGGAATGCCAGAAGCGCTGGGAGAATTTGGTCTCTCGCCCATCTCACTTGCAAGGCAGAAGATGATCGAGTTTCTGCAGTATGCGCGTGGTCCAGTATCGCAGAGAGTACTATGGGGAGTTATGGGCAGTGATATGAAGCGTGCAGATTTTATGAATTCGTTGGAGGAGATGAAAGCTGCGGCGAAGATCACTCAGATAACTAGCGAAGTGCATGGTATTACTTATGTGTATAATGATCCAAAGACTACGGAAGCGTTGGACATTTGGCAAAGTTTAACCGGAGAGGAACTGCAATAATGCCCAAGGAAATTCCGCAGAACGTGCCAGACTATATCGCAAAAACCTACGAATTCTCAACCGTGCTGGTGATTGCGTTCGATAAGAAAACGGGACTCGCGCAGTTGAAAACTACCGGCGCTGATGAGAAGGTGATTAAGCAAGCTGCGGATTTTATCCTTGAGGCGGTCCACCTTGTCATCAATATGACGGCACTCGCTACTAAGCAAATCGCGATCAACCCCCGTACGCCGGGAAAGGTTGTTGATGCTAACCGTATCGTTAGACAAATCTATTCAATGATCGATGCAGTTGATGGAATTCCCGAAGATTGGGAAATCTTCATCTGCGATATGCTCGATTGGATCCAATCTGGAAAACGTTTGTCTGAAGGACAGTTTAAATATATCATGGTGATATATCGTGAGTTTCAGAAAAGAGGAGTACTGCAAAATGACGTATAAGAATATCATGTTGGATGTGGAAACGTTTGGATTAGATACAGCGCTGCATGGTGTTAGTAGCCTTGCGATGGTGCCGTTTGGGATTACGCCGGAGTTGGATAAGATTATCGATTATGATAATATCCTGCATGCTAGGTTGGATGTTAGTACAATGTATGAGTGTTACCATTCCACACAAGAATTCCGCGATAAGCATGAAATTGATTTGCGAGAGGCCGGTTTACCGCAAATGACCCCAGAAGAAATCAAATATTGGTTGGAAGAATACTACGACGACGAACTTAAGAACACGCTAATCTGGGCAAAACCCACCGCATTCGATATCCCAATGTTGCAGAAACATTTCCGTGACGACAATGTGAGTTGGCCATTCTCACATCGCAGTGCGCGGGATGTGTACACCTACATAGACACCAACGGTATGGATGTAAAAGAGGTACAAACACACTGTGATCTTGCCGGCAAACACGATGCAAAGATCGATTGCATCATACAGATACGCATGTTGGTATTCACCACATGGGGCGTTCTAATGCCTACAAAAAATGCGGGACCCGAAAGCCCCGCAAGTTAACTCAGCCTAGGAGAGAGCTTAAACTGAGTTGAATTAATTATCAGCAACGTCCTTAACTTGGGGGAGCGGTCTTATCGGGCGGCTCCCTTCTTTTTTAATCTGTAAACTCTGGATCATTAGCTGGCAAATCCATTATGGACATAAGGCGTTCAACATTAGCTGACTCACTTGGGATGCGCATCTTATCCATGAGTAGCCGCGTAGGCGTATCAACTAATGCGCGTTTGTGCTGATTAGCTAGATACTGTCCGATCCCGCTAGGTGAACCGCCATATCGCATATGTTCGCCAACTGCATTAGCGATATCTTCCCCGGTTAGATCGCGGGTTCCCTGCGCATTAGCGCGTATCTTCGCGCCGAGATTATCCTGCAATTGCAATGCGCGATCACGTTGTGATAGACTCGCGGTCCGTACTCGCTGGAGAGTTTCTAACTTCTTTACTTCTTGCAGCGTGCGCATTCCCATTACGTGGGCTGAAATCGATAGGCCGTCGCGGATATCGTCGTCAATAACTTGTCCGCGCTTATCAACAGAATAGCCCGCCCAAGTCATCGCCATATTCTTTAGCGCTCGGTTTTGCGCGTAATTGCCTGCTATCTCCAGCATTTGCTGTTGAGAAATACCACCTTCCTGACGAATTCCCTCGAATGTTTTCCGCAATGCTGTACCAAAGTTAACAACCATTTGAATTCCGGGGGCGGAAGCGGGAGTAAATAATGTTGGAACCCGAACAAAATTAATGTCACCTCGTGTCGTAATACCAATACCGTCCTCCGCGCCAAATAGTTTCGGCAGGGTGGACAGACTACCGTACATGATTGCGTCAGTAATGTCGTCATTGCCAACTAGCTTACGAAATCCATCAACCGGGTTCACAGTACCGTCATAATTGCTTGCGAAGATTTGCGAAAACTGATCAAACCCCGGAACTGTCTGTGCGCCGAATACGCTAGCTTGTGTTGCATACTGTGTAGCTAATGCGCCAAGTTGACGGTTTTCAATCATATTGAAAACGCGGTTATAGTAGTTCAGCATGAATGTAGAGAAAAGTCCAAGTGGCATACCGACTGCACCTTGGAACATGCGAGGTCTGTTCGAGGGACGATAATCGCCAATCACGTCATTTGCAAAACGGTGAGCGAATGCAAACATCGCATCTTCGTTCTCCAACTTAAGTCCACGCTTTGCAATCGATATTCCGGTAGCGAACGCGATTGTGCGGGAGAGTTCTTCTGATTTGCGAGATAGCACAGAGGTAATATCGACGAATTTCTGCGCTATCGAAGCTGCATAGTTCTGTCTTGGCTCAGTTATCGAATGAACCATTTCAGCAATTTCTTGACGGAAGTATCCTTTATTCGCAGCACGTCGCATTTGCTCACGAAACTCTGGCTGCCACCAATCGTGTATGCCAGTTGCAATAGCGCGTGCTGGTGAGAACATTCCAACGCCGTCAGTTACGGCTGTACCGAATGCGCCAATACGTGCGCCGAATTGTTCCGGAGTTTCGTGCGGCAGCCTATTCATTGCTTTAATAACGCCGGGCATTGTAGCAGCGAGCGAGGTTAGGTTCAATAACGCGTGTCCAGCTTCAAACATTCCCAGGGTTAAGAAGGTGGTTAAATTATTGAGAGCTGCCATATGTTTACGCATGGACGCTGGCGGTTTAACTCGATGTGTACGTTCCATGAAATCGAGAGTTGACTCATATGGATTGTAGGCACCTAACTTCTTCTCCAACGCTTCAAAGCGCTTCTTATCGTCACGAGTTACGTTAGCGTTCCTGCCGAGTAATTGGGTTTGTCGAGTAGCCAATGCATTCAGTACATCGTCATAACCACTCTCAATAGCATTGTATATGCGGGTGATGGCGTCGTTCGGATTAACTTGCGTATTCCCATATACATTAGCTAGCCACCGCTGGTATACATCTTGACCGGTTTTGCTACTCTCCGGACTAGCGGCATTGTGAAGTTGCTTAACAAAGCCAATCTGCGGATCAAGATAAGCTGCACGGGTTCTGCGGATGGTAGATTGAAATTGCCGTTGCAGGGATTCGATTGCGCCGTCGAGAACACCAGTACCAGTTTCGATAATTGAGCTACCAGAACGGCCCCGCGCTTTTCCAGTTTGACGGAAGCTATCTGAGAAATCTTTTAACCCAGACTCGAAGAACAAGTCCTTGGCCTCCAGATGTTTTGATATATCATCCGAAGTGAGTTGATGAATTGCGCGGCCTTCCTCTCGATAGTTTGCCTCGGCCTTCTGTGCGAATGATTGAGCCTCGCCTTTTGTCTTACCTGATACCATGCCGATTATGTTATTCTGATCATCGGCAAGATAGATCACCTCCTTGCCAAGAAAATTCCGCGGCGGCACATGGTGGTTCTTCAAGTGAATTTCCGGCAAACTCAACGCGCGATTAATCGCGTTGTTCTCAATACCGGCTTGCCGTGACATGGATGTAATTGCGGAGAACGCTTCGATAGCTAACTCGTCACCAACCGCAGCTGTAGGAAATCCGTCTCCGCGAGCCGGTGCTGGCATAAGCATTTGCGTATCAAAGTTTAAGTGGCGCTCATCAAATCCATTATTGCGCCAAAGTTCGCGATTACGAGATGTGTCCAGTAGCTCATATGCAAATTTGCCTTCGCCGAGATCGACCACCTCTTCCGCCAAATCCCATCCTTGTCGATTAGCGTGCATCAGTAAGTTGAAACTTTCCAGCGATCCGGTATTCTGTCCACCACGCAAACGTGAAAATGTCCCTGTGTGGGGTGCGAAAATTCTCTCATTGATTAACGTGTTGGCTTGTCGATCTACGTTACTCGCTAACTCATCGCTACCACGCAACGCAACGCTCTCGCGAAATACTTCTGATTGTGGACGGCCCAGTCCGGTACCACGTTGTTCACCTTCCTGAAGTAGATGAACCTGCTTAGCCGCTTGAGTAGCGGGAATGCTATCCATTACGTCGGCGATAGTCTTGACGATAAATGCGCCGGATTGATCCGCAGATCTTAGCTTACTCAACCTCTCCATATTGAGAGCCGCGGATTTTCTCATAAGCGCATCGTGGGTATAGTCGGTTACTTGGGGTGGGATCATAACTCCAAGTACCGGCTTCGCCTTTTTATTATACTCCAGCATCCTCCCCATCGTACGAACTGGACGATTTAGAAATTCAATAACTTCGTAGGGGCGTTGAACTCGAAGTACCGCCTGTTCAAACTGATCCAGTGTGTTAAATGCATCCGATAGCTTAGTACGACCTTCCGTAAATAGCGCTTCGAAAAGTTCCACGGTAGGGTCGAGACGCCCATCAGGTAACATAGCGGGGAGATTGAATTGATTAACTAATTCGCCGATAGTGGGTTTCTTATCTTTCACCAGCTTGAGTATGGGATTATCGCCGACAGTGCTATTCTGCACGGTTCTCGCGCGAACGTAATCTTGAAATTTCTGCGCCAACGAAGCGAACTGGATTTGCTTAACGTCCTTAAACGAGCCAAAATCAATACTTCGCAATGCGTCATCGCCGTGCAGTTCTATCAAACGAGTGACTGCATCCAGCTTAGTATAGTGGTCATTGGGGTTTAGGATGAATTTCGTATTATGGCTATCGAATTTATCTATCGCCTCCTGAATTCCATACCAGATAGCTGTTTTTTCCTTATATTCGAGACCTTCCCAAGATTGGGGGGTTATCTTCTCACCCAACGAACGACGGGAATTGCCCTTTACGATGTATTCATACTCGTGACCGCTACCGCCAACGATCATAATCACATCTTCGATTGGCACACGGCGAGTCAGTACATTATATCCATCACGATCTGCAAATGATTTAGCAATCCCCGGGTCAGAAGTCATTGATACTACATCATTTACATTATCAGCCCCAGCTTCAATAGCTTTAGTTTCAGAACTATGCTCACCCCGCATAAGTGTAATCGTACCATCTGGATCAGCCAATTCTTTCAATCGCATACGCATTGGTTCATACGCTTGATAGATCAACTGCGCTCTTGGATCACCAGACTCTACCCACTCTCGAATTTTACTAGAGCTAGATGAACCAGTCCAGTTGTGGATTTCAGATTGAATCTCTCTTGGTAGAGACTCGAATATATCCTTACCACGAGTACCTTTCATGAAATGCCAATCATAACCCATATCAAGTAAGATCAGCGAGAAATCTTCCCCCGCCTTAAACGTCTTATTCAGCGGAAGTATGTGAGTTACGTTAACCCCGTTAACCACCACATCTTTAATAGCGGGCAGAACTAGATTAAATTCCTCATCAATCCCGATAGTGGGGTGCCGTTGTCCATCATTGAAATCAATCTTCCATATGCCTGGCTCAATCTGCGTGCGGTTCGTCTTTCGCAATCTACCGTCGGTATCGTGGAAACCAATGCGGTAATCTTGCAGAGTTGTCATTCCACCATTCGGTTCATATACGATAAATTGACTTGCCTTATGGCGGTTCAGCTCTTCTTGCAAATCACCCAGTTTCTTAATTTTGCCCTTATCGCTGTAAGTTGCTGGATCATCCGCCAGCTCCTTTATCTCGCTCTCAATCCCAGTTATGGAACTCTCACGCTTTCGTATAAGCGAGACGATATCAACTTGCGAAGTGGGCATATGCTCAATCGATTGAACTCCAAAGAGAGCGACCGGACTGCCAGTACTGGGATCAGTCACCTGCGCCATAAGCGTCAACGCTTCACCTTCATTTAATTGAACTCGGCTAGTAAATCGATATGGATTGTCCCCAGCCATTGCATCGATCTCATGCCGGGTATCCGCGTTTAACGACTGTATAAATGAGTTATGAGCCGAAGTTGCGAGTGTGTCCTCTTCCGCAATCCCAACTCCGCGAGCGTGCTTATCGATAATATCTTGCAGAGCCTTCTGATTAGCAGATGCGGCAACCGCATTGATCGTAACTTTAACGTCGCGATTGCCAGGTTTAGAAGTGCGTTCAGCACCCAGCATATCTTGCGGGTCGAGACCTCGAAGTGCTAATCCCTCAATATTAGTGAGTGAATTCCGCAGCAATCGATTGAAGTAGACAGCTTCTGCACCGATAAATGCGCCAGCCGGTGCCGCCGCTAGCAAGAAATTCTCCATCACTGAGAATTCATCGGGATAGAGAACTTCCGATTGGTTCATTGTAGCAGCAACGCCCAATTCGAAAGCGGCAGCTTCTTTAAAACTGTCGAGTATCTTCGTCCTTCTTGCTGCGTAAACTAGCCCTTTTCGCACATCATCCTTGATTACGCCCAATTGCAATCCCCGACCGGCGAGAAACTGATCTCGTGCAGCAACTGTCGCCACTAATTCATCGGCAGCTTTCCCAGATGTAAAGAGAGATTGCACAAGTTTGGAGTTTGGAGAAATCTGTCTAGCCAAACTACTGGCCGCTCGCACTCCTTTAACTGCAAGCATCCCCGGAATAAACATTCCGACCATATCACCAGCAACTTGCGCACCTTCTTGATGTTCCTTATAGAACATGCCGAATTGTGGAAATACGTTCTGCAATGCGCCGGCCATTTGCTCTTCGTCGATCAAGCCGAGTGATTGGCCAACGGTATCCGCAAATCCTGCGAGAGCCGCAGGCAATCCATATTGAAGGAATTGAGATGATTTCTCATTCGGCGTGAGGATTTGTCGATCTGGATCAAAAGTAGCGTCCAAAGTAGTTGGCGCGTAATCATCCTCAGCACGAGATCGGCCAATATCCTCAGCGAAGATTAGCTCATCGGTCATTTGCTTTGTCCGTTACCGCCACGAAATATATTTTCAATTATTTTAATCACGTTGTTTTCGTCAGGCACAGGTTTAATCCCAAACCGCTCTTGTGCAGTTTTTAATAAATTCGGGGCTATTCCTGAGTCAACTGACGGCGTATTTGGTGGAAGTATTTGCTGAACTAGAGGGCTATTCTGGCCAATTGACTGAGCCGTCGCTCGATTAACCATATCTTCGCGTAAAACTTTTTCAGCTACTTCGCGAGTAAACGCAGCCTCAGCCTGCGGCACTGTCGATTGAGCTATACCTTGCAATTCCTGAATAGCCGCATTCAATCGCGTGAGAGTTTGCCCACCATTGAGAACTTGCAGATAGGCGACTTCCTCAGGAGTTTGCGGCGTCAGTGCTTGATCCACGAATTGCGGCGCAACTTTCTTCATAGCTTGCAAGAACATGAGTGAGTAATCATCATCCTCGCCAATTAATCCTTCTTGCCTCGCAGTAACACTTGCTTTGGTGAGATTTTCAAACATTAAGGCGTTACTAAATTTGCCGTCTTTATCGTTGTTCGCAGAATTTCTAACACCATTCCTTGCTACGATAGAGTACGGTGACTCATTCTCAGCCGCCCCCATTTCCTTATTCAGTTGTTCAACAGTAGCGATCATTACCGCTTCCAGATTTCTCTGATTAAACTTAACATCCAAATCCATATCCTTAATCATCTTGCGGATATCAGCTTCCGGGACCATCTCTTTCGGTTTTTCAACTGTGAAAACGCTACCACCCTTTGTATTGTCTTTCTTCAACGTGCCAACTTGGCCGATAGTCTCAGTTCCCAAACTCGCTGCCGTCACGCGATTTGTGATTGCATTCTGTAGTGTGAGTGCGCCCCGCGCAAGATATGAGTTAGACACGCCAAATTCAAGATCAGCAGTTGGCAGGTATTGAAATGCGTTAGCTGAAGACATTCGCCCAGTTTGGATATATTCCTCAACTGCGGCTCGTCCACCTTCTGGAATACGGGCGAGTGCTTTAGCTTGCAATCCTTCAATTTGCTTAGCAAGTTCTTTCGCATTCGCCACAGCTACAGAGGTAGAACCCCCTGCCAGTGCGGCTTTTGTGGTTTGCAGCTTAACTGTGAGATCACGGATCTCGTCAGTTGGCAAACCCTCCAACTTATTATTCGGATTTGTCGGCCCTTGCCTACCGATACTTGCAACTCGTGAAGCTTGCGTTTCAGCATTCTCAACGATGGAGCGTGCTTCCGCAGCTTGAGTAGCAGATGTTGCGGCTAAGTCAAGTGATTTCTGTCTTGCTGCGGATTTAGCAGCGGCGGCAGATTGCAATTCTTCCAACGGGATATTCACTTCTGCGCCATTAGCGGCTTTCACAGTGAAAAACTTCGCGCCCATCTTCTGACCTGCAAGTGTGACCATACCCTGCAATTGAGATAAGCTGAATTCTTTTAATGCCGACGCAATATTCTCCTGCTCAAGTCGCTTATCTCCAGATGCAACTGAGTTAGCTGCATTCTGTAACGACAGCTCAGCAGCCTTCATAGACATATTACGCTGTTCAATACTAGCCGCTATTTCGTTATCCGTTAAACCCGGAACTTTTGCTTTGAGAATTTTCGCCGCTTCACTACCTGCAGGATTTGCCGCTGCGGCATTCAGCAAAGCATTCGGAATACCGGAAAGTGTCCGATCAATGATATCATCACGGAACTTTGCTTTACTGTTGGCAAGTGCGATCTCAGCTGCATCAAGACTGATAACGCCAGATTTCTTAATTGTGACGATATTATCCAATGCGCCGGGCTGTCTAGCAACTAAATCCTTAACATCCGCCGGCGCTGATTTTGGGTCTTGCTGCCACCGCTGTAGATCACGCAACGAATGACTATTGAATACGTTACTTGCATACTCTCGCATTTTCCCTGGAAAATTCAGCGCAGCTTCCAGTCGCAAATTCGCTGCGTCTCGTTCAGTGCCTTCAATTCCCAATTGGCTAAGTGCAGTTTTTGCCTGATTTTCTGCAAGGTTCAATTGCGTAGATAGGTTAACTCGCGCATTTTCTTTAGCAACTTGCGTCGTATTTAACTTAGACGTCTCCGTGAGTATCTTCGACTGCACATATCTGCGGCTATAGTTGGGATCGAATATACTCATAACGCCGTTAACGATTTCCAGATTACCATCCAACTTCGTTAACTGCTCACGCTGACGAGTAATTTCAGCAAGCGATTGCGCCTCAGTTCGGGCAGTCTCTTTCATAAATGCAGAGTACCCGCCCAATGCGTTAGATAGATCGGCGGAAGTCTGCGTAAGTACAGATTTCGACTTCGCCGCCTGTTCCATAACATCGGTACTTTCCGACATATAGTCTCGGCCAGCAACTGCGGGGTCCAAAAATACATCCAGTAACGGATCGCGAGTTGGATCAATCTCAGCCATTTGTTATGTTCCTGTCGGAATAAATCGACTAACTGTATTGAGAATGTCCAAAATACTGCCAGTCGAACTTCCTGTAGTTGTACCAGAAGAACTGCGTGTAGTTGTGCCTTCTTGCAATCTCTCAAGTACGCTAATTAAATTCTCAATCGATGCCGCGGTTTGTTGCTCCTCGGCTACTTGCGAACTTTGCCCAGTAGCTTGTGTCGTCCCCGTCGCAGTAGCGCCTTTGAGAATTTGCGCCAATTGCGCAATCTGATTAACCGGGTTATCTCCAACTTCAACAGCAGTCTTAGTTTGAGTATCGCCAGCAGCAAATGCCGAAGCAAGCGCGCGTTCAGTAGCGTCAACACCAGCCAGTCCCAATTGTCCCTGTAACCCAGCCAGCCTTGTTTCCAACTCAGCTCTACCTGACGCATTCACATCAGCTACTAAGCTATTTTGGGCACTTCCGGCAGACCTCGCCGTATTACTAACGGCCGAAGTTAATTGGCTTTCTCCTGAACGACGCGCTTCTCCGATAATTCCAGCTATCTTCTCATCGATAGTTTGTGGTAGACCGATCGCGCGTTGCTGAATAACCCCGAGCAAATCTTGATTAGCGGTTAACGGGCTGGCCGGATTAACAGCTGGCGCAGACCCCGCATTAACGCCGATACCCCTTATCAAATTTCCCAGCAGTGATTGAATTTCAGAGTCTAGAAAACTCTGATCAACTACTTGCGATTGCGTCTCACTTTTCTCACTGGCAGCTACCGTACCTTTCTCAGATATGCCTGTTTGCGTACTGCCCTGTATAGTGGAGTCTTTAACTTTTTGATTTTCGACAGTTTCAACTGTTTGAGTCTGTGTACTATCGCTGCCGGTGAGAAAATCAAAGATGCCCATAATCAGTCTCCAATCTCAGCGCCAAGGATAGTACTATTAAACTGCGGGAGTAATTGAAAATCAGGGAATTTGAAAATACTCTCTTGCTCATTTTGATCTAAGATTGAGAGAACCGTATCACCAAAATCCGAGCTAATATCTGCTGCACTGTAGAATGGACTATCTACTGGAAGGATCGGGTCTTCCTCTTTTTCAGGACTGGCATCCGATGCATTATCTTGAGCCGGCGCTTCCATTGATTGTGCATTTGCATCATAATTTGGCATAGAAAATTGCCCAGTAGAGAGATTAAATGAAACCGCGGTTGGCGAATTAAAGTTGGCCGCTTTCGTTCCAAGAGAATATGCCATAGAGCCGATAGGCCCCATTGCCATTCCAATTGCAATACCCATTGGGTCAATGCTGAACGTATTCTGTGTTTCAGGCTGTCCCTGAGGAGTTAATCCCAAAGTTTGCCCAAAACCAAATACATTACCGATCGACTCAAGAAAACTAGTTTCTTCCATATCACGAATAGCTAATGAAAGTTGATCCAAATCCATTACATTTTCAAGATCAAATGTAACATCTTCGGCTTCAGAAATAGATTGCGCATCTTCAGCTGAAGTTCCTACCGTATCAGAAATTCCTCCTAGCGCATCATTACCATAATCAAATCCACCTTGACCTAGTGAATTCGCACTATCAGCATTTCCCTGTTCATCGCCTAATGCGTCACCTATCGAGTCGGTAGTACCCTCATCGCCACCCATGAAGAATTCCGGCAATCCCGTTACTGGATTACGACTCCCGCTACCGCCAGCTTTCTCTAACTTCTTCGCCTCAGCTTTTGTAATATGCGCAAGCATAGTGTCGCCATTGCGGCCCAACTCAGCAATACCGGAGAGAAACTCGTGTAGTGCTTTAATTTCCATCTTGCTCAGCTATCCAAGTTTGCAGAATTTCCAAACCTGCAAGTTGCTCCATTTTGCCCAATTCAACCAGCACCGCTTTCGTCACATCTTGCAACGTAACTGGCGGCGTTCTGTTTCTCTGCGCTTCCCAATTCGCATGATCCAGCAATCGCTGCGCTTCAAACTCCGGCGTTGGATCTTCCAGAATTGGATTACCATCCTTATCCGTACCGCGATTAACCTTACTCATGCGTTAGTAACTCCATAAAGGGTTACATCATATGCGGAGATATCGCCGCTGGAAAACAGCAGTTGAATCGCATTTATCGCTCCGGCAGTATTTCTAACACCGAAAGTCATACAATAACCTACGGCAGCATCTCGACTAATAAACATTCCGGTACTTTGTATCTGAGGTTTAAACGCCGCATTGCTTGGATCTTCAAACGTTATAGTAAACATGCACCGTTCATCAGCAGCATTACCAACTGAAATACCTGAATTCGACCTGATAATCGGTATTTGCGGGTCTGTCGCATCGTTGCTTTCTGCCAACGCAACACCCGCAGTTTTATTTATCGTACTCCATGTGTAATCAGACGCACCCGCATCAAACGATGCGCCACCATCACCATCAGTGCGTAAGATCAATTCCACATTGTCTGTCGCAGGTTGCGCCCATCCTTTTATAATATAACTACGATATGTCCCATCAATTCCAGTAATAAAATCAAGCGACGCAGCATCCGTTAAACTAGCTTTCCTCTCAATCGGCACCAATCCCGCAATAACAGTATCCCAAATCGGATCAGCAGCTGCGCCTTGCGTCTTCAGAA